CGCAACAATGTTGATTTCCATTACACCGAAATCTATAAGCGTCAACACAGAGTTCGAGTTACCGTCTGAATATACGGCTACGTTATCTGCGTTTGTATCAAGATGCTGGATGCCACCGATGTAAAAATTTGTATCAGATCCTGTGTCAATGATCAGGTTTTCTGTCTCTGTCGCCGCACCACCGTAGATGATCTTGAAAGTAGATCCCGCAACAGGTGATGGAAGGGTCACTGTACGATTCGCAGTGATAGCAGGAACAACGATAACTCGTCCGCTATGCGCCGCGTTCGTGAGAGAAACATCAGCATCAGTCAATTCAACAGGAGCTCCACCAAGAGTTGATACTTCGGTGATTGTACCTGTTGTTGCATTTTTGCTAAGTGTTTTAAAAGTAGTTTCGGACCGGACTGGTCCTAAGAATGTTGTATTAGCCATGAGAATCTCCTGTCGTGGCCAGTGTCAGAATGTGCAGTTGCACTTTCTGTCAGGAAAAGAAAAGGGGCCCGAAGGCCCCAGTTCATTATGCGGCTCCGGGTGAGCCATAGATTCCGAGTGGATCTGATACACCGAAGCTATAACGCTCACGAGCTTTATAGCGTACGTTACCAGTATCGAAATCACCGTCCATTGACGTCTGCATTGCAGTCCGCACGAAGTGCTTCATGCCGTTAGGAACATCTGTGGTCAAGAAGAACGCATCGTTGTCAGTCAAGTAGTGGTTGACACGATAGCCTTCTGGGATTGAACCATTGGACTTGAGTGCGTTTAAGTCGTTATCGGCTGTGCCAACACGCATATCTGTTTCGAGCAAACGAGTTGCAACGAACATCAACGCTGGTGGAACAATCAGCTTACGAGGACGGGCCGCGATCAAAAGACCACGCTCATCTACATAACCTGCGATATCGATTACTGCCTGCTCGAGTGAAGTCTCGTTCAAGTCAGCCGCAACTGCAGGACGGTTAGAGTTAGTACCGCCAGATACAGTTGGGTGTGAAGCGTTGAACAAAGTCACGCCGTCACCTGACTGGAATGTATCGAAACCAGTGTTGAGCAAAGATGCCGCTTTAGTCTGCTTAGTGTACGCCATAGCACGAGCAAGTGCTTTGGTGTAGCGAGCTGACAAAGAGTCATACAGGTTGTCTTCCATCGCTTCTTCAGTGATAGAGAAACCCATGCCCACTGTTTCGTGGTTGTAACGAGCAGTGAAAGACTCTTGAGCTGAATCGTAAGAGATCGCTCCGCCTTCAGGCTTAACTGGCGCGGCGCCAAAGCCTGAGAGCTTCACTTCTTCTTCGAATGAGCGCTCAGAGTTTTCTGTTTCATAGACCTCAGCGTGCTCGTTTTCGTACTTGTCATACTCCAAGCCGAAGAGCGCGTTAAGCCCCGGTAATAGCTCTTTAAGGAGCTGGGCGCGTGTAATAGCCATTAGTTAGCTCCTTATACAGCCGCTGGTGCCGCGTTAGTTTCCAACTGGTGGAACGCCGCAGTATTGTTGAACTTGCAAACGAAAACTGGGTACGAAGTACCAATCTCGTCACCCTTTGAGCCACCACGATAATCGACAATCTTGAGACAGTCGGTTGTAGTAGTGCCGATAGCAGAGATGTCCAAAGCCATGCGAGACTGCTTGAACGTAGTGTTCGGTGCAGTGTTCACAAGTGGAGCATTACGGCCAAACACTTCTTTAGTGTTAGTGATTGAGCCATCTGCTTGGATTTCGAACAGCACGTTTGGATCTGCACATACATACGCTACTGCGTCTGATGCAACAGTACCTGTTGGCCAAAGTGCGTCTTGGCGAAGCTGTCCTGATGTAGGGTCTGTGTACTCACAACCCATGAAGATACCAACGAACAGAACTGAAGTGTCGCCATCTTCACCATCTGTCATGCGTTGAATTGTGATTTCTGTTCCCTGATCCACGAGCGTAACCATATCGCCAACTGCGATATTTGCCGCGTATCCCGAAGCAATCGGGTACTGGCGGAATGGCTCGAGAGATCCAGAGTCGAGACGACCAATCGGACGAAGTCCGAAGGGTGCGGCTACTGAAGACATATGATTCTCCTTTAATGTCTACAATGCGGCACCCGAATAATTACGAGTTGCCGCTACCAAATGATACCTTTGTTGATCTTTCCGGTCTGAGCATCGGCATACGAGGATCGTTTTCACGGAGGTAGTTGTTATCAACTGACTCCATTTGACGATTGTTCATTTCCTGATGATACTCGTTCCGGCCATCGATATTTTCCTGTGAGTTCTTACACAACAGGAGTCCACCGACTTCAACATTCCCCTCAAAACGAGAATCAATATCTGACATCACTTGTAGCTCTGGATGATCTTCAGCCTTTACAGGCTCCCAACCTTCTCTAAATTTTGCAGAGACGTTAGTGTTGTCTACTTGACCCATTGTTGAGGTTCTGATCCAGCGATACCCGTATCCCTCTTCCTGA